GATCACGGACGGCATCGCTGATGCGATCGAGGCTGACGGATTTGCGGGCTGTGCGCACAACGGCAACGAGATCAGGTGGGCGTCTGGTGTCGCCCGCAATTTCGGGTCGGAGGTGCCCCGATGAGCGAATTCAAGATCGAACCCAAGTGTCCGGGCGGCTGTCACGGTGGAGACTTCGCTGACTTCGACCACTACTGCGACGCGGCAGTAATCAAGCCCGGCGAAGAAGGGCCTGCGTTTGCTGCATGGCTCAATGCTCTGAGTGGATGGGATGGTCCTGCGGGTCCAATCGAACCCGGGGCCAACCGATGACCGCCGAGCGTGACGCCGTGGTCGAGGCGATGGCACGGGCACTGAACCGTGTCCACTGGGATGGGACTGGCTGCGGTACGACCGGAAATAGCGGTTGCGTTTACTGCTTCGGCCCATCACCGATGACTGCCAGCGAGGTCGCCCGTGCCGCCTACGATGCCGGGTTGCCGCTGATCGTGGGGCCGCTGCGGGATTTGCTGAAGCGCGAGTTGGGCGACTACTGGGCATCTGGCGGCGGTGGCGCGGCTGTCGTGTGCATCGATGACGTGGAAGCCATCCTCGACGCCCTGCCGGGTGGTGACGCATGAGCGCCCCGGACCTGCCCGGCATCCGGGCAAGGCTGGCGGCAGTGGCACCGGGGCCGTGGGTTGCCGATCTGGACGGCTGGGACAGCACCGTGAGCGACGCGACGGGGGGACCGTGGGTGGCCAGCATGACCGCGATGAGTGCATGCGAAGTACTGGCCGCACTAAGGGTGCATCACTCGACAGCCGCGCTGGTGTCCGAGGTGACGATCCTCGACGCCGCCGGCATGGAGTCGCATTCACCAGACACCCCGCGCCCAATGACGCGCCGGATCGACGCGCTCATGTTCCAAAACCTGATCCGCACCGCCATCGAGATCAAGGTCGACGTGGCCGACGTGAAGCGCGAATCGTGGCAGAAGGTCCAGCCGTGGTGGCGCGTCTGTCACAGGTTCGTCTATGCCGTGCCCGCCGGGCTGATCGACTTTCCTCCGATCCACGGCACCGGGCTCTGGTGGGTCCACGAGGACGGTCGGGTCGAGGTCAAGCGCAAGGCCCGCGTCTCACACACCCCCGAGCCGTTGCCGCAGCGCGTGGTGCAGAACTTGGCCTACAGGTCGCTTGGGAAGTCCACGATTGTCGAGGCCACCTCGTGACCCCGGACGTGTCCGCGATCCGGGCAAGGCTCTCCAAGGCCACGCCGGGGCTGTGGCAACTTGACGGTCCGTTCTGGTGGCGCGGAGGCGATGCTAACCCGGATTGCACGACGGTTATCACAGCCGGGGACAACCGGATGGCAGTCGCCGTACTGCCCGAGGATCACGATCGCCAGCCGACGGCCGACGCCGACGCCGACCTGATCGCGCACGCACCCACCGACCTCGCCGCGCTACTGGCCGAGGTCGAACGACTCCGGACCATCGAGTCAGTCACTGAGATTCGATTCAGGAATCAGCACAACCGAATCGTCGCCGCCGAGTCGGATGCCGCCAGGTCAAGGTCCCTCGCTGACATCGAGCGAGAGTTGGGCGACGAGATCGACATGCGGCTATCGGCCGAGGTCGAGCGGCAGGCGGCGGTCATCGACGCCAAGGACGCGGCACTGGCACGGGTGCGGGAGTTGGCGGACAATGCCGATCGGGTTCTGATCGAGCGGTTCGGGGAGCCGATGGAACACCCCGGGTTGATCCAATCCGATCATCTGCGGGCAGCGATCCGTCGTGTGGACGTGAAGCCGGTACAGGTTGAGCCAGACCCCGACGGCGGCGTCGACCTCACCGATGAAGAGTTCGCAGCGTTCCTGAAAGCGGCGCGGGGCGCGTCAGGACCACCACCCGACGGCAGGCACGTATAACCATTCGGACGGGGGACGCGGTAACCTGCTCATAGGAGGAGACCGCGCCCCCCAACACCACACACGACGACCCGCGGAGAGGACCGACATGGCAACCACGACAAAGGCCCCCGTCAAGAAAGCACCCGCCAAGAAGACCGCCCCCCGCAAGGCCCCGATCCCCGAACCGATCAACCCATGGGACCGGCAACTCAACGAGACCGGCGTCGCCTACCAAGCATTCCAGACGTACCGCGACATCGGCCTCACCCGCAGTCAGACGAAGGTCGCACTCCAGGTAGGTAAGAGCCAGGCGCTGATGGAGCGTTGGTCGGCGAAGCACTCGTGGGCTCTGCGTGCTGCGTCGTGGGACCGCGAGATCGACCGTGAACACCAGCTGACGCAGATCGAATCCCGTCGCGCTGCCTCGAAGCGGAACGCGAAGATCGCCCAGTCTGCGATGAACCAGGTCGTGAAGAAACTCGTCACGATGACGGAGAAAGACCTCGACGCGAACAGCATGACCCGGTTGATGGACGTGGCGTCGAAACTCGAACGGTTGGCGCTCGGCGAGTCCACGGAGAACGTCCAGGTGTCCGGCCCCGGTGGGGGTCCGGTGCAGACGGCCGACGTGACGCTGCTGACCGACGAGGAGCGCCTGTCCCGCATGGAGACCCTGCACCGCGAGTTGACCTCGCGTCTGCACAAAGCGAAAGAAGACGACGCATGAGCAACAGTCCGACCAGCACGACCCCGATTGTGGTCCTCGCCAATCGTGACGACGCCCTGCGGTGGGCGGAGGAGAACCATGTCGGCCCGGGGCGTGTCCACTCGGCGGAGACGCCGTGGCGTGGTCTCGGCCCGGCTCACATCCTCGATCTCCCGCTCGCGGCCCGTGTACCTGCTGCGCTCCGGAAGGCCCGGAACGGCGAACTGCGATCCATGAAGGCTCTCGGGCTGGTCGTGGCCGGTGCTGCGATGACCACAAGGCCGGCGCCGTGAGCAACCCGATCCCCGTTCCGGGCGAGCACGAATGTCTATTTCCCGAGATCACCGTCGGTGACGAACTGGTGCACCTCGGCGTGAAGCCAGGCACGCACGTCCTGAACGACTGCGCCTGCGGGGAGGGTGTCGTGGACGCGTTCGAGATGTCCGATATCTACCTGAAAGAGACCCAGGCTGCGCTTGACCTGCTGGTCGTCGACCGAGGGATGATCCTGTTCCACTGGGCGCCGACGGCCCGCCGCAAGCAGATCATCCGGCATGGGCTGCGCCCCTCGATGCGACCGGCGACGCACGCATCGGACTGGGTCGCCCCGTACTTGTGTTTCGGCGACACCCCCAAGTGGGCGTGGCTGCTGTCCGGCAACCAGAACGGCTCACCGTCGGGCGAGTGGGATCTGTGGCAGGTGTTCGTCCAGAACCTCACCGAACCGCACGTTCTGCCCAGCTATGGCGACAACGGGATACACGAGATCCGCACCGCCTACCGCGTGTTCAAGCGTCACCTGTGGCTCACCGCCACCCGTATCAAGCCCGATCCGACCGTCAACCGAAGGAGCACCACATGAGCACCGACCCGACCCCGTCCCTGATCTCCGAGACCGCCCGCGCCCAGCAGACCCTGAACAGCCTGCACGCGAGGAAGCGTGCCGAGCTGGGCCTGCCCGACACCAGGACGGGTCGACGTCGTGCTGAGCGTGCCGTCCTCAAGGACATCGCCCGCTGGAAGAAGACCGACGCCGCCGAGCAGGCTGCTGCTGAGGCACCCGCACCTGAGAACGGCTGGGTCGACGAGATCCACGACTTCCCCCGCCCCGAGCGCGCGTGACGTGACGTTCTACGGCAAGGCCGGCGTGCCGCTGAGTGCCGCCGACGTCGAGTCTCGTGCTCGACGTCGGCGGGCTCGTGCTGAGCAGTCACGCGTCATCGTGGCGAAGCACACCGCGGAGGCGGCGGACCGGTGGGCTCGCGGGCTGGTGAAGCCGTACCGGATCACCACTGCACTCGACGCATGCGGTCTCGACGGCCCTCAGGTTGACGTCGCCTGCGGCGCCACCGAACCCGAGGTTGACTGGTGGGAGGCAGGCTACCTGTATCCGACGTGGGAGCAGGTGTGCCTGCTCGCCGAGCTGTGCGGTGTCACGCCCGGATTCCTCGCGTTCGATGCCTCTGCCGACCTCGACGGCCCGATGTTCATGTGCGGGCCCCGCAAGTGCGACGTCGTCGAGCCCGCTGAGCGGATCCTCGAGTTCGACCTCGACACCGTCGCCGCCTGCCCTGGCACGCGCCCCACACGGCCAGCTCGTGGCGTAGTGGTGCCCCTGACGGGCGCACGCTGACCATGACGTCCACCCTCAACCCAGCACGCGGCCACAAGAAAGTGCAGGCCGTCCGGTCGCTGCACTCGCCTGCCGTGATGTCGGTTGAACAGCTGGACGCCGAGATCAAGGCACTCATGTCGGCCGACGCGATCTCTGCCCGCAGGTGGAGGTGCAAGCGGCCAGGCTGCAACGGCCTGCCGCACGTCGGTTGGGCACACAAGCACGCCCGCGCCTCGCAACGTCTCCCGCTCGGCGCGTGGGAGACGTGGCTCATGATGACCGGCCGTGGCTGGGGCAAGACCCGCACCGCAGCCGAATCGGTCCGTGAGTGGTGCGAGTCCGACACCCCGCTACAGATTGCCGTCGTCGCCAGGACCGAGACGCTCGTGCGGGAGATCTGTTTCGAGCACCGCCGCTCCGGCCTGCTCGCCGTGATCCCGTCCGAGCTGATCAAGAAGTACGACCGGTCGGTCGGCAACGTGTCGCTGACCCTCACGAACGGGACGCTGATCCGCGGATTCGGTGCGTCCGAGCCGGACAACCTGCGTGGTTGGGAGTTCGATAAGGGCTGGTGTGACGAGTTCGCCGCATGGCCCCGGCAGAAGGCCCAAGAGGTGCTCGACATGCTGTGGTTTTGCCTGCGTGAGTCCGAGAACCCGCAGGTGATGATCTCGACGACACCGAAGGCGCTGCCTCACGTCAAGAAGTTGGTCCACGAGAACCGTGACGAACGGGCGGAGATTGACCGTGGGGAGATCGACCGCGAGCCGCGCGTTCGTGTCACTGTCGGTCACATGTTGGACAACAAAGCGAACCTGTCAGCGATCGCGCTGCGCCGGTTGGAGGCGTCCTATGACGGCACCCGGTTGGGTGCTCAGGAGTTGGCCGGCGAGCTGCTCGAGGACGTGGAGGGTGCGCTGTGGAAGTCGTGGATGTTCGACGTCGAAGGGTTCCGTGCGTCCAAGAGGCATCTGCCGGACTTTGAGCGCGTCGTGGTCGCTGTCGACCCTGCGGTCACGTCGACGGAGACGGCCGACGAGAACGGGTTTGCCGTGTGCGCCCGGACCTACGAGAAGGACGCGACGTACGCCGACACCAGGACGCGCGGCTATGTGTTGCACTCCGAGGCGAAGCGACTCACCCCACAGCAGACGATGCGCCGTGCGGCCGAGCTGTACCACCGGTACAAGGCCGACGCTGTGGTGATTGAGGCGAACAACGGCGGCGACTACCTGCCGACGGTGCTGCGCATGGTCGACCCGACGGTGAACTATCGGATCGTTCATGCGACCCGCGACAAGCGTGCTCGTGCTGCCCCGGTCGCTGGCCTGTATGAGCAGTCGCGGATCCATCACGCTGGGTCTCCGAAGCATTTCGATGCACTCGAGACGGTGCAGACGTCCTACGTTGGTGCGTCTGAGGCGCAGGAGAAGTCGCCGGACATCCTCGACGCGTTGGTGTGGGGTCTGACTGATCTGTTCCTCGATCTCGATATGCAGGCTGGTCCGGTCGACTCGACGGACTCGCGCCTGTCTGGTCGCCGCTGATCCCGTAGTTATATCAACTTGACACACGTCAACTACTGACATAAGTTATAACCATGTTCGCAACCAACCCCGCCACCCGCACCGCCGCCCGCGCCATGATCGCCGAGCGCGAGGCCCTGAACGCCCAGCATGGTGCCTCAGATGGCCGAGTCACTGAGATCAACTACCTGCGCGAGCTGCTCCCCACACTGCGCGTTGCGATCCTCCCCCAGCGGACCGCCACACCCCGCCGACGCCCCGTCAAGTCGCTGCTGGCGCGCGCCAACTTTTCGGTCCACTACACCGACGCCGAGGGCTACAAGAAGACGCGCCACTACATCACCGAGGAGGGGCTGGACAAGTTCCTCTCGACCGCGGACGCCCGTGGCTTTTGCGTCCTCGCTTACGCCTGATCCATCCCCGCACCACCCACCAGAAGGAGATCGCCATGAACACCACTCAGATCCGCGAGGCGCTCGTCGAGGGCCTGTTCGACCAGCTCGACGACGACATCCTGTCGGTGTCGACGTTCGACGAGGCCGGCACGCTCACCAGCGATGAAGGCGTCGTCGTCAAGACCGGCGACGGCACCGAGTTCCAGATCACGATTGTGCGCTCCGCATGAGCGCGTTCTGCTCGTGGCCGCACCGCTCCGACACGTTGGGCCGCTGGTGCCGCTCCGCAGGGTGCGTGCGGGCCTCTGACGGCAAGACGTACTGCCCGCACCACTACGGCACCGTGAAGGACCAGGGCAGCCCGTACCCGGTGGCGGTGTCCTCATGAGTCGCGTCGTGCATTGGTACTTCGGCTGGCCACTGTGCGATGAGCACGCGATGGGTGACGACGTGGTCGACGAGACGAACGGCGACCACTCCCAGGTCAACTGCGAGGAGTGCGTGAGCAGGCTGAGCGCGTGATCGCTCCGGGCGTCCCGGTTATATCGACTTGACACACGTCAACATATGCCATAAGTTATAACCATGACCAACACACGCACCGCCCCCACCGACACCGTGATGATCAAACGCCGCATGAACTGCGGAGCGAGGCACGACCAGTCGGTCGCCAAGCTCGCCGAACTGCGCCGCACCGTGTCGACACAGAACCTGCCCACCGCCCTCGCCTACGAGGGATTCATCACCACCGCACGCGCCGAGCGCATGCAGATCGGAGCCACCTCATGAGGAACACCTCGACCACCGTCACCGCCGAACACGGCGTGCCGTTCACCGCCGTCTACGTCCCCGCTGGCGGAGCGTACGGCGCCACCGACTCACTGATCGCCATCGTGGATCTCGTCGAGTTCTACGACGCCCGCTACGCGCTCGTCAACGACTTCGGCGAGGCCGGCCAGTTCGTCAACCGGTACAACGCCGACACGATGCTGGGCCGCGACAGCTGGCGATCTGCCACTGGCGGAATTAACCTCAACGGCGGAGTGCCCGACTGGGAGATCGACGCCGCCACCATGACGGAAGTCCGCGACTGGTTGACCGCCGTCGTCGACGCCTGACCCCCTGATAGGACTAGACAATGACAAAGATCGGGTTCGGGATCGTCGAATGGTCCAAGGCCATCCGATCGGTGATCGCCGTCGTGCTGATCCCCGGTCTGCTGATATTCGTCGCCCTCGACCACCACACCCCGCCCACCGTCACCACGACCACGATGCACCCGGAGGCACCATGACCACCGTCACGACCGCCCACACCGCAGAGACGCTGTTCGCCAAACTCGAGCACGACCCCGGACCGCTCGACTTCGCCCTGACGGTCGCCGAGGAAGCGATCGGCGACTGGATCCGAATGACACCGACCACAGCGTCCGAGGACGTGCCGAACGGCTGGATCGGGGGCCACGTCCGCGACGTGATCGACGAGCTCACCGGATACGAGGAGTTCATCCTCATGGACGACGAGACCGTCACGGCCGGCGCGCTCGACCCGTCACCCGAAGACCACACCGGAACGCTGGGCGCGCTCATCCGAGCCGCTCTGACCGCCGCACGATGAAGGAGACCACCATGACCACAGAGACCACCACGAAGCCCCGCAGGGCCGTCTACTTCGACGAGACGCTCCAGACCCCGGAAGGGCTCTACTACGCCACCGTCGCCTGCGAGGAGGGCGGACACATCCCCCAGGACGACCTCATGCGCGGGAACCGTCTGTTCGCCACGATCGACGAGGTGCGGGAGTACGTCGACCAGGCCAACATGCTGGCGTTCGGGATCTCGGCACGACAGGCGACGATGATAGTCGAAGCTTCCATGCTGGACCGGAAGATTGACGAGACGGAATACGCGGCTGCCAAGCTGCACCTGATCAACCTCGAACCGGAGTCGGGGCTGTGAGTGTCACCGACGCTGCTGACGGCGTGTGGGCGAGCGCCCGCCAGGCTGAGCGCGAGATCGCCACGCTGCAAGCCGACTTGACGTGCGCTCGTGCCGATCTGAGCGCGTTCCATGACCTCGCCGCACATGACGCCGTCGGCGTGAACGCTGACCCCGTACGCGGCCATATCGCCGTGACCGTGGAGGAGGGGCGTGGGCTCACGTTCGCCGACCTCGGCCCGGTGCTGAGTGCGTGGTCCCACGAGGGCGCCGACCTGACGCCGGACCTCGCCCGTCAGCTCGGCCAGGCGTTGCTCTGGTGGGCGTGCCGCAAGGCTGGCGACTCGACGTGAACGCAGGTAGTGGTCGGTGGAACGGCAAGCGGAAGCGGTGCGGCGATCCCGAGGGTGCGTTCACGCCCTGCACGCCTCGAGATCAGGGCGATGGCACGCGGCTGGTCGGCTACCGGACGGTCTACAGCGGTGGCGGTTTCCTATCGGCCGACGGCACGCTGATCCAGTCGCCGCTGGGCGAGCCGGTCTACGAGTGGGCGCCGGTCCAGTTGGGCCTGTTCGAGACGATGGTTATATGAACTTGACACACATCAGCCCGTGACATAAGTTATAACCATGACTAACACACACAACACCCTAACGGCGGCGATCTGAGATGGTCGCACACCACGTCACCGCGACCTACAAGGGCGAACATGTGTTCGTCTCAAAGTTCGGGATCGGGAACATGCTGAACCTGTCCCTCGACCCGACACCGCTCGCCGACCATGACCAGGCAGACGCTGTCCTCGCTCTCGCCCTCGCCGACGAGTCCCTGACCGACCAGACACTGACCACCGAAGGAGCATGACCATGCAGAACACCGAGACCGCCGCCCACCCCAAGCTGGCCAAGATCCGGAAGATGCTCGCGCTCGCCGAGGATCCCGGCGCGACCGAGGCTGAGGCTGCCGCATTCACCGAGAAGGCGTCCGCGATGATCGCCCAGTACGGGCTCGAGAAGGCGCTGGCAGAACACGCCGACGTCGACCCGACGAAGATCGAGCAGCGGGTGCGAGAGTTCCAGGCACCGTATGCCCGGGACCATGCCACCCTCGCCTACGCCGTCGCCGTGGCGCTCGGCTGTCAGGGCGTGCTGTCTCCGCAGGTGATCCGTGGCCGGAAGGTCGACATGCTGCACCTGTTCGGCACCGCCGCCGATCTCGAGCGTGCCTCGATGCTCTACACGTCGCTGCTGCTCCAGGGCGGGCGCGACTTGTCGCGGACCCCCTGGCATCCCGGCCAGAACAAGGCCGCGTTCATCCGGTCGTGGTGGTCTGGATTCACCGTTACGGTCAGTGACAGGATCGACGCCGCGGAGCGCGCGGCTCGCGCTGACGCTGAGGGCGATTTCGTTGCGGCCGGCACGTCGACCGCGATCGTGCTGCGTTCCAAGAGGGCGGAGACCGGTGCCGCTGTGCGTGAGGCGTTCCCGTCGACGCGGCCCGGATCTCGCCGCCTGTCCGGTGGCGGTCACGCGTCCGGCACGGCTGCGGGCAACCGGGCGAACCTCGGTGGCGGGGGGACCATCGGAAGCCGGCGCGCGCTGGGCTCGTGAGATCCGATGGTTATATCAACTTGACACACGTCAACTAGTGACATAAGTTATAACCATGACTACGACGAACCGCACCTACACAGGAGTCACCATGCCGACCACGCCGCTCGACTACACCGCCTCGACCTGCAACCGCTGCGCACACGTGGCGAACGCGACCACCGCGCCCTGCCCCGTCTGCAAGTCGACGAGCGGTCAGACGCTCATCACCCAGGCGCCGTCGTTCGGGATCACCGCATGAGCGCCTCCATCGCCGCCCGCCACTACAACCCCGGAGGGACGCTGCGGAAGCCGCAGCAGTTCGCCGACCTCGGCATCTGGGCGCAGCAGCAGATCGTCAAGGCGCGCGACCGCCGCGTCGTGTTCACCGTCGACTACCTGACCGAGTACGAGAAGGGCTGGAAGGCGTCGCGCCGCATGTCGGAGAACACGCCGTTCCACGACGGGACCAGCACCCACGCCTATGACGACGGCTACCTCGACGGGGTCTCCCGCGAGAAGTGGCACTTCGCCTACTGCCCCGACCCGGACGCCTGCGGCGAACACTGAGCACGACCAACCACCACCCCCGAAGGAGCACGACATGACCACCACAGAGACCAACCCGAACCCCGCCCTCCGAGCCCGCGTCGCGCTGAACGCGATCCGCGACACGACCCGCTCAGAGTTCGTTCTCGACGCCGTCGCGCAGATCCACGCCGCGATCGACAAGCTCGCCCCGTACCGCCGCCAGGTCGGCTACGTGCCCGCCTCCGGGACGACCGACGACGACACCCGAGTCGCCGCGCACCTGACCTGCCCGACCTGCGGCGGAACATCGTTCTACGAGGTTGACACCGCCGAACGGTGGACCGACGTCGAGGAGTCGGACGACGGAGAGGGCCTGTTCCTCTGCTACGACTCCGGCGGCGACTTCGAGTCGGATCACCTCAAGTGCGCCAACCCCCACTGCTACCAGCAGTGTGACTACCCGCCCAACTGGCCGAACCTGATCACGGAGTCCTGAGATGCGACACCGCCCCGACGTCGCCGCGATCATCTCCGGCCAGGTCGCACCCGCTGACGCCCTGTGGCAGGTGGGCCGTGAACAGATGGACCACATCATCAACCTCCTCCCGATCCTGCGAGGCGACCGGCACGTCTGGTCGCACGAGATGGGCGGATGCTCGACGAACGCTCCCGGCGTCGACGAGGAGCACGACACGAAGGGGGTCCGGTTCTACCAGCCCAAGTGGTCCGAACCGACGACCGACGCCGAGCGCGAGATCGTCTGGTCCTGCACGTGGGCGCAGCTGGTCGACGTCGTCCGTCCCGCCCTCACGCCCGACTGGGAGCACCGCGCGCTCCGGCTCGCTGCGGCCCGCAGAGACGCGACCCCGCCGTGGACGCCCACGACTCCCGACGCCGACGTCCGAGAGGCACACAACGCCCGCTGGCGTCTCGTGGAGGACGCCTGCCACGAACACGCCGACCTCGCATGGCTCACGGCCGAGCCCGCCGAGCTGGCCCTGTTCTGACGTATGGTGATCAGCATGTTCGGACTCCCGCAAGAAGCGTTCAGCTACATGCGTCTGGCCGGTTTCGTGGCCGTGCTCGCCAGCCTTGTGATCATGCTCGCCGGAGGAGACGACACGACGGCCACGACGCTGTTCATCGTCGGCCTGTTCGTCGGGGTCGCGGGAGTGGTCAACAACTTTGGGCGGAAGCGCCGCGAGGTCTTCGATCGCCACCTCGCCGAGTACGAAGCCGGCGAGCGCGACGACCTCCCGCGCCGCTGACCTGCCCGGCTCATCCGGTCCGCGGCGGTACGCTGGGGTTCCGGCTCATAGAAGGACACACTCATGGCGTTGCGCGACCTGATCCTCGACGCGTGGACATCCATCGCGTACAAAACTCCCCTCAAGGACGAGATTGAGGCACGGCGCAGCGGCTATCAGGCCAAGTCGTGGCTCCCCGACCGGGACCGCCGCCGCCTCGCCGCGTACCTGATCCTTGCCGCCTACGGGTCGAACGTGGCCCGCTCATTCATCTCCGACGGCGACGACACCCTCGAGAACCGCGAGTACGGCGACGCTGCGCTCATTATCGACCAAGTTCTTGCCCATCTGCTGGGGGAGTCGCAGGAGATCGTGGTGCCCGGCGCCGAGCTCGCCGAACAGGAAGATGACGAAGACGCGGACCTCGCCCAGTCCGACGACGACAAAGACGCTCGACGGATCTCCCGTGAGGTCGCCGAGCGACTCGCCGATCGGCAGGAGTTTCTCCGCCAGTGGGCCGAAGACATCCACCTGACGCTGCGTCTCGTCGACGGCGAGAAGAACAGCGTGCAGTACGGCGACGGCGTCTACCTGCTGGGCTGGGACTCCAAGGCCGGGCGACCGACGTGCGCGGTGATGGACCCGGGATTCTACTTCCCGGTCCTGCCCGACTCGATCGACACCTACGCCTACCCGGAGAAGGTGCATTTCGCGTGGGAGTTGCCGCCCGAGGATTCCCGCGACGGCAAGACCAGGCTGCGCCGGATCACGTACGAACTGCGCGACCTCGTGGAGACAGTCGACATTGACGACGCCGGAGAACTAGTCGTCACGTTCCCCGAGAACACGACCCTCGACAAGAACCAACGGCTGGTGCGCGAGTACCCGTGGGCGAAGGGTGCCCCGTCATTCCAGGCGTGCTACCTGACCGACGCGACATGGATCCTTGACGACATCGACGACTCCGACATCGACGCCCTCAGCCTCGAGCACGCGTCATTCCAGTACGACGCCGACGGCAACCGGATGGAAGACCACGACCTCGAGATCGACTTCCTGCCGGTCGTCCACGTTCCGAACACGCCCCCCGGTGGACACCACTTCGGACAGTCGTCACTGGCCGCTGTGTTGCAACTCCTCGACGACCTACAGAACGCGGACACCGACGCTCAGCGCGCATCGAACACGACCGGGTCGCCCATCATCGGCGTGTCCGGAACCAAGATCGGCGGCGACCCCACGAACCGCGGCGGCGGCGGGCGCAAGTTGGTTGTGCGCGGTGGCGAGGTGTGGGAATTGGGCGCAGACGGCACGCTGCACACTGTCGACACGTCGGATCAGCTCGCCGAGCTGCGCGAGTTCGTCGGTTCCCTGCGGGATCGCCTGTCGACCAACTCCCGGCTGCCTGCCGCGGTACTGGGCACGATGGACCCGTCCAAGGTTCCGTCCGGCTACGCGATGCAGTTGTCGTTCGGACCACTCGACGCGATGATCCGACAGATGCGGTTGGTCCGTTCGGTCAAGCACCCGCTGATCCTCAAGATCGCCCAACGGCTCTATCAGGCCAACGGTGTGCTGAAAGATGGTCCGACTCCGCGGGCGGAGATCCGCCTCGGTTCGTACCTGCCGTCGGATCAGGCCGGCACGCTCGAACTCGTCGCCACGGCGCTCGACGCGGGTCTGATCAGCGTGGAGACGGGCGTGCAGATGCTCGTCGACGTTGGTTTCCCGGTCGACGACATCGCCGCCGAGATCGCCCTGATCCAGTCACGAGACTTCAAGGGCGCCGGGCTGCTGGCCGACGCGACCGGCGACGGTGCTGCGGTCGCCAAGTACCTCGGTTCCAAGTACACGGAGGGCCTGACACCTGCGCCCTCGCTGAACCTGCCCCCCGGCCCCCCTGACGGCCCGCCTGACAACCTCGACGCGTGAACGTGTCATAGATACATACCGGCGCACGATCGGTGTTCTATGATGGTCACAGCGACCCGGCGATCCGGGAGACACCGACCCGGCGATCCGGGAGCACCCCCCACAGAGAGCGAGCAGTCGTGAAGCGTACGAAGACGATGGTCCACCCCCGCACCGGGAGTGTGCTTGAGCCGATCTACGTCTCGCCGCGGACAGGCCGAGAGTTCTGGCCGATGATTGGTGCGGCCGATGGTGACGAGCCGACCGAGGAGCAGAAGCAGGCTGCGGCTGACGCTGCTGCTGCGGCAGCCAACGAAGGAAAAACGCTCACCCAGGCCGAACTGACCGAGATCATGACCCGCGAGAAGAATCAGGGTCGACGTGCTGGCGTGAAGGATGCGCTCAAGGATCTCGGGTTCGAGAGCGAAGCCGACGCCAAGGCGTTCATCGAGGCGCAGCGCGACGCAGAGACTGCGAAGCTCAGCGACCAGGAGAAGCGCGAGGTAGCGATCGACGCCCGCGAGCGCGCCGCAGACGAGCGTGACCGCACGGGTGCTGTGCGTGAGCGGGAACTGACCGTGAAGGACAGCCTGCGGGATCTCGGCGCGAAGGGCGAAAACCTCGACGACGCGATGCTGCTGATCGGCAAACTCGCCGACGACGCAGACGACGACACGATCGTCGAGTTCGGCGAGGCGCTCAAGATGCGCCGTCCGGAACTGTTCGGCGACGACGAGGAGGAGACTCCCCGCTCCCGGTCGAAGGGCAACCTGCCTAACGGTCGGCCGCGGGAGCGCAACACCCCCAAGGGTGGCGTGTTCGGTGCCGGTGGCATCGAACGTGCCAAGCGCAAGGGCTGGGGCGAATCCAAAAGCTAGCCACCATCCGGTGGTCAGGGACCGCGACCTCACCGCGGAGCGTCTCGCCGGCATCGACGAGAAGCGTCCACACCACAACCCTCCGCGAGGAGAGAAGGAGGCAGGATTATGGATATCCAGCCCCGTACTACCGTGGCCCCGCCCATCGACCAGCAGGATTGGGTGGTCTCCCAGCACGGAGCCGACGCGCCCTTGACGGGCACGATCGACCCGACCCGCTTCACCCTCGACGCCGACGGGTTCATCCCGTCGGGCACGCCGATCGTGAAGAACGTGGCAGGCATGTACGTGCCTGCCATCGACGACGAGGTCACCGCTGGCACGTTCGTCCAGGTCGCGGAGTGCCGCCACCTGTTCAAGTCGGTTCGCGTCCGCGACGCAGCCGTCATGGTCGGCTGCTCAGTGTTCTGGCACGGCGTCGTCGCTGCCGAGCTGCTGCCCGTTCCCGACGGCGAGACGTTCGACGTCGCCAAGGGATCCGCCCACGTCCTGTACGTCTGACCCGGCCGGGTTCGACGGACCACCTAGAAGGAGATCATCATGGATCTACTGGAAAACATTGTCCCGGCCGACATCCTCACGTATGCGCGTGCGGTGCCGGACCCCGAGAATTTCCTGCTCACGCGGGAGATCGTGCCCAACACGTTTATCAACAACGTGAAGTATCGGATCAAGAACCGTGAGCGTCGGGTCAACGCGGCCAAGTTCCGCGCATACGACGCGGAGACCCCCCGTGGTCGGCGCGAGGTGGCGCACAGCGTCACCGAGGGCCTGCTGCCTCCGCTCGGTGACGTGTACGTCGTCGGCGAGTTGGAGACCATCCTGCTGTCGCTCGAGCGTGGCTCGGACGACCAGGAACTGCTCGACGAGCTGTATGACGATGTCGAGCGCCACGTTCTGGCGATCAAGTCCCGCCTCGAGCTCGCCGCTGGCGACCTGCTCGAAGACGGCATCTTCGAGATCCAGGACGAGAACGGCCTGTTCATTGAGGCCGATTTCGGTGTCGATCCGCTGAACCTGCCGACCTCGGCGATCATGTGGGATGACCCCACCGCGCTCGCCCTCACCGACGAGCAGGCGTGGATTCAGCGCCTGGTCGACACCGGTTCGGGTCGCCCGGGTGACGCTCTCGCGTCGTCCGTTGTGATCTCATCAATGGCGCGGAACGACGAGTACAAGGAGTCGTTCTTTGGTCGGGCGCAGTCGTCCTACCCGACGCTGACTCCCGGCCAGGTCCAGTCGGTGCGTGACACGTACCGGCTGCCCACGATCCGTGATTACGACACCACGGTTCGGGTCGACGGCGTCAACCAGC